GTTATTAACAATAAGTTTTAGAAAGTAATTAAATGGAAGCAAAAATTAATTTAAGTCAAATACTTCAAGGTGGATTAGCTGCTTTAGTAGGTTGGTTATTCAAAACAGTTAACGATTTACAACAAGAAGTAGCAACACTCAAAGCACAAGTAGAAGCATATCAAAATTCTATTTCTGGATTTAATCAAAATTTAGTAATTATTGAAGAAGTTATTAGAGAAATATTATTTAAGGTAGGTGGATAATGGATTGTTGTGGCAATGGTTGTTGTGGTGGTAGGTAACTAACTAAATAATTTTTATTATGGTATTACAATGTAAACAATGTAATAGAACACCTGTATTTAGGGATAAAAAAAACTATTGTGCTAATATAGGTTGTATTGATTATAATAAAATTGTTAGGAGAAGTTATGCCAAAAAAAAAGAAGAAGAAGAATAGTAAATCTAAATCTAAAACATATAGGTATTAATTGTTATGTCTCACGAGTCACGTAAAAAATCTTTATTAAAAAAACACAATCTTAAAGGTGTAAATAAACCTAAACGTACTCCTAATCATAAAACTAAATCACATATGGTTCTCGCACAACAAGGACATGAACTTAAACTTATAAGATTTGGTCAACAAGGTGTTAAAGGTGCAGGTAAAAATCCTAAATCTAAAAAAGATAAAGCACGTAAAAAATCTTATTATGCTAGACATAACGCACAAGATAGTAAACCAAGTAAAATGTCTGCTAGATATTGGTCACATAAAACTAAGTGGTAATATGAAAATTAAAGGTGTAGATGTATCTAGTTTAACTAAAAGACAACAAGATACAATGAAAAAACATTCTAAACATCATACTAAAAAACACATGCAATACATGTATAACTCTATAAAACGTGGTGCTACATTTACACAAGCACACAAAAGAGCGCAGAAAGCAGTAGGTAAATAATGGCTAAAAAAGTTAGTTGGTTATGGGGTGGTAAACGTTATTATGGTACTCTAATTAGAGAAACTAAAACACATAAGTTTGCTCGAACAGAAAACGGTAAGATTAAAAAAATTAAAAAATAATGAAATTAGAAGTATTAAGATTTAGTAGTCAAATAGATTCCACATCAGGAATTTTATTTGAAACAACAAATGGTAAACGTACATTTCTTTGTTATACCATTGAAGATGAGCAACGTGATGTTAAAGTCTGGGGTGAAACAAGGATACCTGCTGGCACATATAAATTAAAACTCCGTACTGAAGGTGGATTTCATAACAGGTATGTAAGTAAATATGGTGGATGGCATAAAGGTATGATATGGGTACAAGATGTACCAGGATTTGAGTGGATTTTATGGCACACAGGTAATAACGATGAATCAACTGCAGGTTGTTTAATACTTGGACAAACACAAGAGAGTAACCTTGTGAAAAAAGATGGTTGGGTAGGTTCAAGTGTATCAGCATATAAATTTGTATACCCTAGAGTGTCTGAAGCTATACTAAGCGGTCAAGATGTTGAAGTTACTTATGTAGATTATGATGGAGAAGTACAATTATCTAACAAATCTACTGAAGATGTAGTAGTTGCAACAACTGTTATGGATAAACTATCTGAGATAAGTGGCGAAGTCCAATTATTATCTGCTAAACTTGACGGCAAAGAGATTATATAATGGCTAAAAGAAAAAAAGTTCAACCAATAGAAGATTATAGAAAAGTTGAAGAATTTGCTCGTACTAAAAAAGGCAAACAATTAGCAGCTAGAGAAAGAGCGCAAAAAGCTAGAGAAGTTTCTAGACAATATAGATATAAAAATAATCTTAAAACTACAAAATTAAAAGGTCCTGCTATGTCTGATGGAACTTATACAAAAAATATTAAAGGTAAACCATATTCATATGGAACTGTTACATCATCTGACCAGATTGTAACTGCTAAAGGAAACAAAGGTCTTAGCGGTGCAGGTGTTAGCGGTTCAAAAAACCCAGTATATGATAAAACTCCAAAAAGTTTTAATCAACCAAGCATGTCAAAAACTGTTTCAGAAAAACTTACTAAAAAAAATGTTGCAGAATATACAGCTAAATCTGTTGGTATGTCAGTTAAAGAATATTCAAAGTATAAAGCTGTTGCTAAAATAGCAAGTAAAGCTGCTAGTAGATTAATACCTGGAGTAGGTACAGCTATGATAGCTAAAGATATATATGATTTTTCTAAATGGGCTGCAAAACAACCTAAAAAATCTACAAAACCTTACAAATATGGTAGTAATTACTAATGTTTGAAAGGTTTAAAAGAGCAAGAAACCAAGATGGTACGTTCAAAAAGGACGTTTGGTGGACACCTTGGTCTGATTCATGGGAGTATAAGATGAGTGAAGACCTTAAAGATATGTTAGAAAGAACCGCATGGACTTTCATTGAAGCATTCATAGGTGCGCTAACAGTTGCTCCATTAGTTGGTGTAGAAGCTGAAACACTTCAGTTAGCTGCATTAGCTGGTGGTGGTGCTGCATTAGCAGTTATCAAAACATACGCTAAAAAACAAATTACAAAATAATGCCTAAACGAGTAACCAAAAAAGATAAGCAAAAAGCTTATGTTGAACGTATGAAAAAAAGACGTAATATTATTGCAGTTAGTACACCAAATATGTATGGTATGCCTAAGTCAGAAAAGCTTAGACGTGCTAAACAGGAAAAAGGTTTAGAAGTATCAGCAAAAAAACGTCAATCTAAATACAAAACTGCATCTAAAATTGCATTTCAATCAGGTGCTACAGCTTATGGTTATAAAATGAGCGCTAAAGCTGAAGCTCAAGGTAAAAAAGCTGTACAACATGGGTATAGAAAATCTAAATATGCTGGAGATATTTAAGTAACATTAGACCATCTGTTTAGATAACCTTGTAACAGTTCTCTGTACGCTACTTTAGTACCCATACGTTGTCTTCCATCGTATATATCGTGATGCCATTTACATAGTACTGCTGTATTATCTAGATTATATTTACGGTTTTTATTGCCACCCATACCTATATCTTTTATGTGTGCTAACTCTAACCATTTATTGTCCTCACAATTTGCCCACTCACAGACGTTTCCAGCCCTTATAAAGGCCTGTTCTCTAATCTGTGCTATGTCATTCATCAATCGTGTACATTTTATATTTAAGAGTTAATTCTTCATTAGCTTTGATAGGTTTAATAGGATATAAATAATTAACATACGAACCTTCATGTCTTATTACTTTACAGTTAGGTATATTACTATGATTAATAAAACCACCTAATGGTGTACGAAATATTTGACCTTTTTCATCAAAAAAAACATGCGTGATACCAATACTAGATTCTAAATTACTTATATCTTTTATAGTAAACAAACCTAATCCTTCTATTTTACTAGGTTGTATTGTAAGATAATTAGGTAAAGGCCTATATGTAAGTGTATTATCCATAGATTGTAAAGTATCTACCAGATGGTAAATCCCATGCATCTATGATGTCTCTCCATCTACAATCACCTTTAGATATGTCTATGTTACCTTCATATATAGCGTTAGATACTACCATAAACAACTGTCTACTACATTTACCTTTAACTTTACCTATTGTAAATGGCAAATCTATAATTTTTTGTAGATATTTAATAGTATTATGTGTTACTTTACCTGCATCAGACTGTCTAGCGTCCATCATATTCTTAGGTGAAGGTTCATTCATACCTACAGTTACACGTTTAGGTGCAAACTGTACAATACTATTAAGTTCATGTGAAGTATCTATCTTTAAAGTTAATGTTTCTCTATCAATAGAATAACTAACCCATACTTCATTGTTATTTTTATTAAGCCCTAAAAATCTACGTCCACCAAATACAGTTTTTTTATCTGCATTTACGTTGAACTGATTCATTTTTTCATTCCATCTTTCTTTAGATGAAATAGATGTTTGTGCATTTACTTGCTCAGAACTAGCAAATTGCGTGTTTATAGACATTATTCTTCCTCCTCTTTTATATCTATGGTTACTGTATGCATAGGTATAATTGCTTTTACTTCTTGTGTACCATCATCATTTGTAGCTATGATAGGTTTAAATCCAAACCTACGTTCTAACTCATGTATTAATACAACACCATCTGCATCATTGACTGATATATCACTCATTCTTCTTCACCTCCTAGGTCTATTAAATGTTCATTGTAATCTTTAACAAATTTTTCCATAAGCCATCTTAACTTACCCATATCTGGTGGTATGTTCATAGTTGTATTACCACAAGCATCTACAAATTGTTTACCCCATGACTTCATATATTCAGGATGTGTAAATATATTTGTATTTACTATATTATAATTTTTCTTTTTATTCTTCATTCCATTCCTCTACAATATTCATAACTTCATCTTCACAATCATTACAAAATGTAACAAGTGTATAATTTGTCATAAATGATTTATTACATAATTCACAACAATAATTTAACATTGTATTAATTTGTTTTCTAAATTTTTTTGGATTATACCAAGTCATTTATACCACAATAATTCATTAGTTTGTCCCTTCCAACAGTGTTTGCTGCTGTTCCAATGATGCCAACCATCGTTGTACACTAACCATGCAGCAACTTTAGTTGATACTTCTGCATCAAATCTATTACTAATTATACCTAACTTAGGTTTTAACCAAGCCCAAGTCTTGTCATTAAACTGCCAAAGACCTCTGTCTTCTGTTCCATTAACATTACGACCTATTGCATTACTTTTTCCGCTGCTTTCACAGTATATTATTTTCATAGCTAGCATCTGGTCACCTTCATCAAATGATGCACTCACTGTAGGATACCACTCTGCTACATTCTCTATCATGTACTTATCATCAATACATTCTTTGTATTCTGTAAGAATATCTGGTGTAAGTAGCATAGGAAACATACATCCTACAAGAAGTTCTATCATTAGACTGTTGTTTTGCTAGGCACTTTTGTACAATGGTACTTAACTAATCCTTTTTTAACACTATCTGGAAGTGTATGTATAACATATCCTTCCTTTCTTAGGTTATGTATTATTCCACCAAATCTATGACAATGTAAGTCATAGACAAACTCACCATTACTTATTGGTATGTCACCACTATATTTTTCTAGTACATACGCTATAAGTTGTGATTTACTTTTTATATACGCAGGTATATATTCTCCTCTAAATGATTCAGGTATCATTTTGACCTCCTATCTATCTGTAGTATCTGGACGAAGTACTTGTCTCTTACTAAGTCCTTGATATCTTCTTTTCTTTTTTGATTTAGCAGCTCTACGCTGTAGTCTGTTCCCCATCTAAGTTCCATTCCTGTGGTACATCAGTGTTATCTAACCACCACGATTTGCGCCATTTACCTGTATGCATAGGGCAATCCATAGGGGATTTACCTGAACATACAAAGTCAGGACTTTTATCAGACTTTTTATTGCGTCTGTTATCCCATACCATAAGTTGATTAGGACAAGGACACTTTAAATCGTCTCTATATTTATTTTGTTGTTCCATTTTATTTACAATGCCTCCTACCATGTCACCAGCTTGTTGTACACCTTCAGTAATTTCTTCTGCTTGTATACCAGCTGCTTCTAGTTTTTCTTCTATAGACATGCTATCAAAGTCTGCCTGTGTATATTCTACTGGCATCTTAACTAACTTCTCTATCATAGAAAAATATCTATTTAATTGTTCATCAGTCCATTGTGTTTTGTCTAATGGAAACTTCATAGTCATAGCATATTGATTAGCTGTTCCTATAATTTTATGCAAAGTTTCTGTATGTGTAACAGATTCTGTCATACTTTGTACAGTTTGTGATATAAAGTTAATATCTTGCATTAGAATGGTGGTTCTTCAACAGGTTCTTCTGTATCAACAGTTACGCCTTCACTAACAATACTGTCCATAATTGTATTCATACGTTCAATATCTTCCTTAGTAGGTTTGTTTTCTTTTCTACGCATATCTACCTTTTTAACTTCTACTTTAGCATCAGCATCAGCCATATCTTGTGTATAACCACCAGGACCTACAGCTGTAGCTTCTTCTTCTGTTTGTTTACTACCTGACCATAGCTCTACACCAAGGCCAAACCTCATACAAGCACGTTTAAAAGCATCTGACTCTGCGTCTTTAAGGTTAGTACCATCATTGAACTTATCATTGTTCATTTTAAATGTATCTATGTCACCAAAGCCTTCATATGTTCCCATATGTTCGCCATCGTGTATAGTGATAATACCTTTAGCACCTACAATTCTCTTCTCTCCATTGTGTGTACTATATACTGGTTCGCAGAACCAACTGTATTTAACTCCACTGTCCCTCAAACGCTCAACATAATGTGCGTGTGGTACATAATCACCAAACTTTCCAGCTGGTGCTTTACGAACTAACTCCTGTGGAAAAGGAGATAGTAAATCAACGTTATTATTCATAACATTCCTTTCTTTATTTTTTATTTATTGTATGTTCCGATAAGACATACAATAAATAAAATAATTGTTTATTATTCTAAGCCTAATAATTTTCTTAAATTATGTATACCTATTTCTACAGGTACTAATTTAAAATCACCTTCTTTATTTACTAATATAAAATGTGGTATATCTCCTAAACCACTATATTCTATACTTTGTATATAATAATTAGATTTAGTATCTATATTTAACATACTATATATAGTATACCTACACTTTATCTAGTTTTACAAGGTATTCAGCAGTAACTCCATGATTAGGTTTAGCAAATAATAGCCATTGACATGGTCTACCCATGCTTGCTAGCTGTTCCATAGCGTAACTATTATAGCTTTCTGTGCTGCCATTTACCCATAATCGTACGTCATTTACGTACATTGTTGTTGGTGTATGAAAGTGTCCAGCTATTGCATAGTCAAAATCTGGCATTAAACCACGACTTGCTAGTGCTTTCCACCCTAAAAGCTTCTTACCAAAGCCATACCAGGGAAATCCACTGTGTCCTCTTACATTATCACCATGCCATACAAAAAATTTACAGTCTTTACCAAGGTCTGCTATTGCATACCAATGGTCTTCTGTTGTGCTGTCTGGTACATGAAAACTTATACGTTTTTCTGCATCATATATCATTTGCATTATCTTTCCTAGCATTCTGTCACTGTTACTGTCTGGATGATAGTCTTTTCTTGCACGTCCACCAAGGCTTCCGTGGTTACCTATTACCCATGTAACATCAACTTGTTTGAAATTAGCTAACAATATATCAAAAAACTTAGTAAGTATTCTAGGTCCATCAATAGTTACCTGACTATACAAACTTGCATCTATAAGATGTGATTGACCAGGGAATATTAGTTCACCTTCTACTATGTCACCTGCAACCAATACGGCACACTTACTTACTGGGTGTGCATTTCGTTGCAGATTTGTTAGTTCAACTATCTTATGTGCGTATGCTTCGACTCTTTTCTCAGCTACTTTTGTATCATAATCAGGTGTTACTTTAGCTAACTGTATATCAGATAGTATTGCTACTGCAGTTTCTTCATTTTTATTTGCTTTACTTAAAGCAGGTTTAGGAATCTTAGCTTTAGGCCAAGTAGATACATTCATACGTACAGCTTCATACATTGCTTCAATCAAATCAGCTTTTTTATTTTTAGCTTTATCTAATGCTTTAAGCAAACGTAAATTATCAGTTTTTAATTCTTGTATCTTTGCAGATTCTGCTTCAGCTATTAACTTATCAACTTCTTTACTCATCTTCTAAGACTTTCGTAAAGTGATTTCGTATAGCTGATTCTGATATTTTTATATTGTATTCTTCTCTTAGTAGTCTATGCACAACATATGGTTTTATGGTGCGTCCAGACTTTAACCGTTCAAGGCAGCCCTCCCAAAACGGCATAGCTTCTTGTGTGATTCTTTCAGTAACAGAACTAATTTTTCCATGTTCTGCTTCTTTCAGAAGTTTTTCTATATCTTTCATACAATTCATTATACATTCATTTCTATATGTTACAAGAACCTAACACGAAACAGCAAGGTCAGCAGAAATAAAAGTCACAGCTACCAGGTGCTGGGAGCGAAGACTTGAAGTTCTGCGGGACGGGCTGTTGGAGTGTTAATTGAAGCAGTGTTCACTATAGGTCACTGTTGACATGATGAATATATTACCCTGTTGCAAGTTCTCTTTGCACTCTATTCTACTTCAACTAACTTTAGTAATGCTTAAGCAAAGGAAAGGAACTCTGCCACGTTTCACAACGTTGCATTACTCCTATTACTATACTACATTCAGTTTTAATGCATGTTCCTTTACTTCTTCAACATTTTTTAAGTTAATAATCTTGTGTTTTGTACACATGTCAAGGCAATATTTAACTAAGTTAATACCACTATCACTGCCTTTACCGAATACGTGCATGTCAGATACCCATATTCTTCTAGCTGGCATTGTTGCTAACCAGTCCAATGCAGGACCATCTACAACATTACCTTTACCAGAATGTCTATCCATGTAATTTTCATCAACACGTCTGCCATTCTTAGCAATTATACGTAAATTGCCTGAATGATAATAACCATTGTACATAGCTATGGTTGCTGCAGGAAGCTGTTGTAATATTTCTAGTATATCTTGACCACTAAATTGCATTGAACCTGATGCATCTATAAGTATTGTGCCACCCATTACATTTTGTTTTTGTTTGAATATTTTTCTATCCACACAATATCTATTAATGTATTTAGGATTGTAACCTATATCAGCAGGTCTGTATGCTCTGCCATTCTTTAATCTAGATGTTAGATTTACAGTTAATGGTGGTTTATGTATTTCCATATCACCCCATACACCTATACCTTGACGTTGGTATTTCATTTGTTCTAACAAACCTCTACGCATACGTCTTTCTAGGTCGCTATTACTAGGACCTACACCAGCTTTTTGCTCTTCAAGCGTGTCATCTTCGTCACCTTCTTCACTTTCTTCAGCTGGACCTCCTAAACCATCTTGTGGATTAGAATATATATCTTCTTTTTTAGGTGGTTCAGTAAACGTATTTAGTATCAAAGATAACTCTACAGATAAGTTTTGTACTTTACGATATGAAATCATACCGTAACTACCATAACTATCAGTTAAATTTCTATAGAATCTATGCATTACATTTTGTGCAAAACGTAATTCTTCTTTACGTATTTGATTAATATTTATGTCATCTATACACATAGATATAAACGTTTGTACAGCTTCAAATTCTGGACACCAATCATCTCTGTATCCACGCCACACTTTTTCGTTTAGTTCTACAACTGGCCACATACAAGCCATACCATACAATATAATGTTACATAAACTTGCATGCATCAACATATCATTAGTTTTAACTTGTATATTATCTAAACACATTGTTGGTTCGTTAATGTCTAAACCATTACGTGCAAGTAAATAGTTAACACGAATTTCTTCTAGTACTTCTACAGCTTCTCTACGTACACCAGGTTTAAGTTTACCCATAGTTTTAGGTGACCATTTAGCATGACCTAACTCGTGTCTACGTATCATACGACTGTGATTAACTCCACAAAAATCACAATTCCTATCTAAAGGAACATGCATATTTTTGTTTAGATTATCTGTTTTAGCTGCTGGACTGTTGTCAGGTGTCTGATGAACAGTCCATGCTTCACCTGTAACTATTTCTGGATACGGATATGCTTTATTCTGCATCAGCTGCAGCTAAAGTAATAGCATCTAACAGTTCGTCTGCTTTGTCAGAAAATACTAACGTTGCAGCTGTTTGTTCATCGAATCCTTTTTCTTGTAAGTCAAAGAACTCACGCCATGAACGTATTGATACTCTATCTTCTGCATCTTCTACCAATGATGTATCATTGATAACTTGATGCCATTTATCAGGAAAGTCCTTCATAGCATCAGGATGTATCGTATCTACGTGTATTTTGACAGGAAATCTATCTTTAAGCGCTAAAGGTAGACTTTCTGGTGGACTGTTAGTAGTAGCAACTACTTGAAAACCTTCAGAAGGTCTAACAGTCTCTTTCTTGTCGTTATTTAGTGTCAACATTGCTATATCTTGGTCGTCAAGTATAGCGTGCAAGAATGTCATAGCATCTGGTGATGCATGGTCTATCTCGTTAATAATAAGACGACCACCATTCTTCCATGATTGTATTGCAATACCATCATGCCACTCAAAAGCACCTGTGCTACTAGGTCGGTAAAAACCTTCTAAGTTAGCACTAGCAGTGTCTTCTGTCATAGTTATTTGATAGACATTATCTATCTCTTTACCTGCTGATTTACTATACGCAGTTGGCGTATTAGCCTTAACAGCAGCATATGTTTTGCCTGTACCAGGCGGACCGTAAAGTAATACTCTACGGCTATTGCCCACTACAGATTCTACTAATTCCCAGCAATCTTTTGCCATGATTAGCTCCTTTCGTATCTGTATTATTTCTCCTTATTGAGAAAATCTTCTATATCTTTAGGCATATTCTTAGCCTTTGACATTATGTTATTTTCAGTTAATGTTTCTAATAGTTCCTTATCATCAACAGCTGTACATTGTATTGATGTAGGGTCTATAGTCATCCATGCACTAAATAATTCACGTTCTTCAAGAAATTCACCAAATGAAATGACAGCATCTTTGTTTGTCATTTCTTCAGGTATTATCATAGGCCATTTCATCATGGCTTCTGCTTGAACTACCATGTTTATAGTTAATGCTTTATCTATTGCTTGTTTACAACTACTTGCGTCAACAGTGTATTCAAATGCTGTCGCATTTTCTTGGTCAATATCAGTATTGGTAGGGTCACTAAACATTTGATTACGTAAATAAGCGACTCTTACAATATATTTTTTAGTAGGTAAAGACTCAATAGATATATGATGTCCGTGTACTTCCATAGTTTCCTTTCGTTGCTCTGCAGTAAAGAGTAACGAAAGGTATGTAATGCGGAATCACATACCTTCGTACTCTTACTATCTCTACACAGGGCTTATGTATTTTATAGATAGCTTGTAACACACAAGTAGAAGTCGGAAATGAGATACTACCTATGTGCTACAAGCTACCTACATTATGGTTGTCAGTTGCCTGACAGTTGTAAAGGGGAACAACAATGTAGATAGCTGCGTTTCATTAATAGCTGTTATTAATAAATTATTTCCATTCTAGCTGGTATTACATATTTGTAATTACATTTGTCGCAACAAACACCTATCGAAACAGGTTCAGCATTGTTTGAATAACCTTCGAAATCATTATCACAAATCCAACATGTAAAGTTATTCACTGTCTTTTACATATGGTGATTTAACAAATATTGCAGGTCTATATGATTTAAATGTATATTTACCATTATTGTCAAGTAACATTGCAATTAAATCTATTTGATTTACAGCTTCATCTTTTGTTACATTTGATTCAAAATAAAAATCTACAGTCAAACAGTTTTCATCTTTCTTTAGATTTTCATCAGTGTATTCGTATATATCAAATTGTTTCATCATCCCACTCGCTTTCTAATGGAACAGTATCAATAAGATATTTTACTTTCTGTTGCATTGCACTAACTTCTGATTTTAGTGTTGCAATTTCCTCGCGTGACGTTTCAACAAATATTGTTAAACCACGCATTGCTTGTTCTAAATTACTTAATGTTGAATTAAGTAAGTCAATAGTATTTTGTTCTTTTTCATTCATAACTTCTCCAATTTGCTATGTGCTTTATTTATTTGATAACTAACTGCCTCATGTAACATTGCACAATGCTGTGTTATATTTGCCACAGCGCCGTTATTTGTCCAATTTTGCAAGTCAGTTAGTGTCCATTGAACAATTTCTTCCAACTGTTCTTTAGTTAATTGTGATAGTTTTGTATCTAATTCAAAACTATTGTCAACGATTTGCATATTAATCCCTTCTTTTTAATTATATATATACTGTCGCCCGTAAACGACAGTATATATAAGTTATAGTATTATGCTATGACATTTTCGTTGTCATATTCAGCGTTCATAGAATCGCCATCAGCTTCATCATATTCGTATGATTCAGTTTGTTCAAAAGCTTTTTCTTTAGCTTTCTTATCGATATATGTATCTGATTGTCTATGCAAGTCTAAGACTGCATTTATATCAAGATACAAAGGTAAAGTTTGCAACTTACCTCCAATATATCGTTGGACAAATGTCCTTTGATTCCACTCTGTTAGAGTTTCGCCAGTTATACCACAGACAACTGGATTCATTTCTTTAGCCATATGTAATCACATTTCCTTTCTATATAGCTTATATACCTATGAGTGTCATAGATATAAGTATGTTCTCCGATAAAGAACATACTTAGATATACACTCATACACCTAATTGTAATTGCTTAGCTTTGGCAGCTTCTGCCCTAGCTCTTGCAATGTAGGTATAACTGTCTTTGTGACAGTCTATAATTCTGCGAGTACCACGAGTATAAATGCAATCTTGATGCAAATATGCAGGCCAATAGAATATAGCATTAGTGCGTGAACGCGCTTGCACTTGTACTCTATCTTCTTTAGCTACTTCCTCGTGACATAAGCCACAGTCTATAACTGTTGTATAGTCAATATTATTATTCATAGTTTCTCCAATCTAATCGTAAGCAAAAAATGTCTTACAGGACTGTAAAGACTTTTTTGTGCGATAGATTCAGAGAAATATGAAAGTATTGACAGATACATCAGGACAGACCTGGCGTCACGGAAGTATAAAGAGATAGTACTGTCAAGCTGTTCACTCTATTGGACAGGTTAAATAACAGTAGTTATATATAGTATCCATTAGTCAGTAAAGGTATAGCATTAAACTACATATGGTAGTATTTAACAAGCAGGATACTATATCTGGTAGGTACATTTATGTAACTGTCTGTACTGTATGGTTAGGTCTATAAAATATTACTTACATACTATATATAGTGTATGTACAGACAGTTAATTGACCTACCAGTGTTAACCTTGACGTTGCATATTATATATGTAACCCATAAAAAATATACTGGTAATTCTGTATAACGTAAGTTGGAGTTGTCTTTTTAGGCACTAGCGGGCCAGTAAAAAAATAGACCTAATCAAAACTTTTCTTGTGTCCTTGGGTACTGCCTTTGCGTTTCTACGTTATAGTTTTACCTATCAGCAGCTTTCTGCATCCCGATTGCAACTTCACCTGTAACAAATTACTTGTTTTTGATGTTTGTAATTGTTGTTATAGTACCATATAATTATAACTACGCAACCATCTACAGAAAGTTAGTTAAATTGCAAAAGAATGTTGTATGTATAGCTCAAGGCTGTAGGAAGAGATTGAAGGGTAAGCAGCGTAAATTCTGTTCACCCACCTGTCAGAAACGACAGTTTGCAGCCGACAAGCGACATAATGACAAGGTTGAGAAACCAATTAACAGGAAGCTAAAATCTGATGATGGGGACTACGCTAGTGTTAGACGAGGACAGTATTACCGAGCTTTCGTAAGTGAAGGATACGCTGAACTACTGGCTAATGGAGACATTAGTGTAGCTGAGGTATCTTTGCTCCTTGAGACAAGCTCGGCTACAGTCTCCAGAATGGCTGCTGCCTACAAGATTGATTCTAGGAACTCTGTTGCTGCCGAAGACTGGGAGATATCAGAAGAAGCTCAAAAAAACTTAGAAAATTTTTCTAGCTTTCGCAACAAATACTTTAGAACAGAACTAGGAAAGAAATACGAAACCGCAAACTTTCACGAAAACTGGATTAATAATATTATTGAATCTATAAATAAAGGAAAAGAATTATTAATACTGTCACCCCCAAGACATGGAAAGACAGAACTGTTAATACATTTTGCTGTATATCAAATATGTAAAAACCCTAACATTAGAATTATGTGGGTAGGTGGAAACGAAGACATTGCAAAGAATGCACTCTCAGCTGTCTTAGATGTCCTTGATACAAACGAAGAACTAAGAGACGCATACTGTCCCCCAGGTACAAATTTTAAACCAGATAACCGTTCTGGAAAGAACTGGTCACAAAATCAATTTACTGTTGGAACTAGAACAGTTGCAGGTATTAAGTCACCTACAATGGTTGCTGT